GGCGGGATTGTTTCAAGAGGTAATCATTTACGACTCTGATGAATCCAGCAACCGCACGGGCATTGAGTCCAACATAAACACCTTTTACAGCATCTACTAATGGCGCAACAGTACATCATCGTTTTACCTGAAGGCACATTGACAAGCGAGAAACGCGCCAAATCCATCACGCGCGAACTCTACAACATCACAACGCCGCTGGCCGTGCAGGAGCCGTACCAAAAGGATGGGACGGTGTTCGGCGTTATCGTGCATCCTGACGGCGTACAACACGCCTTGCAGGTGGATACCGAGTACACGATTCCTGTTCACCCGCAAGCGACCCTCGAGAAGCTCGTTTCCCTCTTTCCTGAACTCAGCGAAACGGAACGCTTCGACCTTCAATCCTATGTCCTCAATTCTAACTCTTTCCCGTTCGGGCACATCGTACCCTCTACAACTACGATTCGGGATCAACAATATATGATCGACAATGGGTGGTTTCCTGAAGAAGACATTTAAGAAGGCAAGCGAAAACGCGGGGATATGAAGAACCTGAACGAGGTAATTATTCGCTTCGCCGATGAGGTAGTTAAGTCGGCACGGCGGCACCTCGGAGGGCGTAGAATCGGCAAGAACAAGAATTACGGCGTAGCAACTGGGACTCTTAAACGCTCGCTGTCTTATCGCGTACGGGTACGTGGTAACGAAGTGCGAGAGGTTACCTTCGGGGCAAGAGGCAAAGCCAACAAGTACGCGGCGTTCATCCATTGGGGCGTAAACGGGACGGAGAAGAACCAAAAGAGCCCTTTCTTTCGATTTCGGAAGCAACCCCCGTCCAAAGTATTCTTGCCGTGGATCCGTTCGAAGGGCATCCGCCTACGCGATGAAAAGGGACGGTTCAAGAAACAGAGCCAAAGCAATATGAACTCGCTCGCCTTCTTGATCGCTCGCAGCGTCAAACGTAAGGGAATCGTTGGCCTTCGGTTCTATGAGAAAGCCTTTGTTGCTGTCTCCGGTCGCTTCAATAAGCAAATCGGAAACGCGGTAGCGGAGGATATTAAAGACAAGTTCAAGTTGAAACTCGGAAATATTACAGTGAAGTAATGGCATCATTTGACGACTCACCCGGCGAGAACTGGTTTCCGGCGGGGCAACATCTTATTTACGTAATTGGAACGCAAGCGACCATTACCGACGACTTCCGCTTTATCGTCCAGGTAGAAGAGAACGGAACCGAGATAGCGAAGCTGTACCTAACACCCAATACGAACGATAAAGGTATTTTCGACTTGTCGCAAGTAGTTACCGGGCGGGTAGAAGTTGACCATCTCAAATATCAGCTCACTACCGATATACACGCTTTCAACAACAAGGTGTTCACAAGAGCGAACAACGGCGTGAAGCGGTACGAGGTGAAGATTGGCGAATGGGACGGAAGTACGGAAAGCCTCGACGATGATAACCAGACGCTCTACCTGGTCGATGGATACGAACAGATTTCCGACGGATTGAAGCCGGGATTCTCGGACTTCTACGGTACGGGTTCTAAAAAGAAGGTCTGGTTGACGGATCGCGAACCCGTGAGCAGCGTAATCAACGTTAAGGCAGATATTGACGATAACGGCGTTGCTGCGTTCTTGAATACCGACGATACCGGCTCACTTATCGAGCGGCTGCAAATCAAAATCTACGATACCTCCGGCACGTTAGACGATACCTTGACGTATGATCTAAACACAACGAACGGAGCGCAGCTACCGAGCGCAGCAGCCACAAGCAACACTAACGGAACGCTCGTTTATGCCTACGTATACCCGGCCTCTTTTTCGGGCATTACAACGGCTCTAAATAGCGTCACAGGCGGTTGGGGGCATTATGACGTTATCCCCTCTACGGGGTTGAATGCACAAACAGGGGTTATTCTGCGCGTTACGAACTCCTGCCGCTACTCCAAAAACGAAGCGGTACAATTGGCGTGGGCGAATACCCGCGGCGGATGGGATTACCTCCGCTTTAACGGCAAGAAGCAAAAGACCGTAACGAGGGAGGAGAAGACGTATCGAAAGATTTTGGGCGATTATGACGCGGCGAACTTCCGGTTCGCGCCTTCCGAGCGACAGATAAAGCCGTATCAACTCGAAGCGAAGGAACGCTACCAGTTGAACGGTATTCTCACCATTGAGGAACTTACGTTGCTTCAATACTGTATGAGGAGTAAAAACGTGATGGCGCGAATCGACGATACGTGGGTTCCCGTTACCATCTCTACGAACTCGATGCAGGTAGAAGAAGAAACCGTTTCAAAGGTATTTGTTACTTCGTTCGAAGTTGAACTCGCACAAATCATCCGATGCTAAGGTTAACAATCGACGGAAACGAAATAGAGTTGTACGAGAATGAACCCGTGAACCTCTCGTATCAGTTCAGCAACTTGCAAGACATCAACTCGAGCAGTTCAAACTTTTCGCAGACCTTTCGCGTACCGCTCACCAAGAAGAATCAAGATTACTTCGGCCCGGTAAACGAGTTCGGACTCATTCCGGATTGGGATCCCAAAACCAAAGTAGACGCGGAACTTTCCTACAATACCATACCCGTAATGCGGGGACACGTACAGGTGAAGGCGATATACGTTCAGAAGGGCAAGTACGCAGACGTTGAACTCGTATTCTTTGGAGAGACGGCAAACCTTTCTCACGATATCGGAGATGCGATGCTTACCGACCTCGACCTCTCTTCGTATGACCACACGTTAAACGCTACCAATATCGCCGCGAGTTGGGCGGGTACTTTGTCGAGCGGTGCGATTCGTTACGGGCTTCCCGACAAGGGGCAGAATTGGACGAGCGACAGTATTTGGACTACTGACAATCCACTCGAACACGGCGACTTTACACCGTATTTCCGTGTGCCTAAATTGTTGGAAGAGATTCTAACGACTGCGGGCTACACGATGGAGAGCGACTTTTTCGACGGGGCTACGGGCTTCGAAGAGATTACGGATCTCTATTTGTTGATGAACCGAGGCAATAGAACTCCGATAGGCGTTGGGGCTGCCTCTCCTGAAAGCGAAACCTTTGCGATTGGGCTTGCTTCGAACGCGACGCTTTTCAATAGCGATGGCCCCGAAATAACCGACTTTGTAGAAACATCTCCGTTTTATGATACAGGAGGCAATGTTGCATCCGGTGTTTATACCGCGCCTTTTCGGGGGTTCTATACGTTTCGGGCAACCATTACTTACAGCGTTGCCAGCCCCCACAGCATTACAATGGGGAGTATAATCGACGGAACGGCGCAAGTATCCGGAGACCAGGGATATTGGCCGTTACTCGTTCAAGAGTCAGGTTCCGGAAGCATCACCAAAACATCCCACCCGATTCTTTTAGATCAAGGCGATACCTTCGCAATTGGTTTTGAGGTAAGTGATAACGGCCATTCTGTAACTTTTACAGGAACAAACCAACTCGCCCCTGGGGGAACATCGCTGGAACTGTTAGAGATAACAGAGCCTCTCAGCGGGCAAACGGTAGACACCGCCGCGAATATGCCCGTAATGAAGCAAATCGATTTCGTGTCTGGTTTGCAGAAGATGTTTAACCTCGTATTCATCCCGGATAGAAACAACGCGAAGAAGCTATACGTTGAGCCGTTCAACACCTACATAAGCTCCGGCACTTCGAAGGATTGGACGAATCTTATCGACCTCTCGAAAGACATCACAATCGAGCCAACGACTGACCTACAGTCGAGGCAGTACGACTGGACGCACTCGAACGGAAAAGACCTTGTTAACGACCTCGTGTTTAAAAACGCGGCTCGGGTGTATGGTCGCTATCGGGTAGATGATCCGGAAAACGATTTCGCATCGGGTACGAAGGAGATAAAAAGCCCGTTCGCTCCGCACGTCGCCTCATACATTCCAGGAACTCAATTCGCCGTTCACCGGATGTTGGTAGATACCGACCAAGACGATAAGCGAATTAAAGACCCGCTTCCGCGGTTAGCCTTTTGGAACGGTCAGGAACCCGGGACAATTTATTATTACAACGACGCAAATTCTGCGACGCAAACCGCA